AGATATGCGTACATCATTTTGCACCCTAAATTCGATGAAGAGATGGAATTCGACAAATTGTTGGATATTGCTCTCGGATTCGATTTTGACGTCGCGTTAGCCACCTACGGTGATGATTCCTTCGAATCCGTTTCGGAGGAATGCGAGTGGTTTAATCACACGGCGATCAAGGATGCAATGGCGAAATTCGGAGTCACGGTCACCATGGCCGATAAGACTTCGGAGTCGCGTCCCTATATCACTCAGGATGAGGTTTCGTTTCTGAAGCGGAAGTTTGTCTTTAATAGTGATTTTGGTAAGCATGTGGCACCATTGGAGCCAATGTCTATCTACAAATCTCTTTGCTGGAACCGGTTGTCGAGTGTCGACTCGCCAGCAGAAACATTGGCTTCTTGTGTGATGTCAGCCACTTACGAGTGGGCGTGGCACGGACGTGAGAAGTATGATGAAGAGATGACGCGATTGCACGCATTGTGTGACAAGTACAATATCAAGTACACTAAAATTCCATTTGAGTTCTTTATTGAAAAATTTAAGAGCGATTCTGCGGCATTTTACGCCGACATGGAAAAACGTGGAAAGACATTTGAACAATCTGCAGTGTGTGATTACATGCCTACATATTATCAACCAGAGATTAGGAGTATTGTTGGTAATGAAGGACCATGTTGGTGGTACCGTAGGTCATGTGAGTACGTGTGGTTTGACGATATTTTCGTTAGACTACTGTGGTTGCTAGCGTGTTACATCAATTACACGTTGGCGTTTTTGGTAATGGGTTTTGAGTATAATACAAGTTGGAGACAATTTCTTGTGTTTGCGTACGATATTAGTGCGTTTTTGTCAATACTCCCAGCCCTTGCCATGTGGACTGTGCGAATGAATGTTCTGAACACATTCGTCATAGTCGTTTTGTGGCGCCGCCTGGTGTCACGTCGCCGCTAACGCGGTGGCAAACCAAATATGTGCTCGCCATTTAGTGATCTTTGCACTCATCCCCCGAGAGTGTAGTCGCACGGTGGCGGAAAAGGGACTCCTTATTTAGGGAGCGCGGTGAACCTGCCGCAGGGGGCCTTCTCGGCCGAGAACTCATGGATGTTTGAGTGAACCCCATGTTTTATACAGCACTTGCTTCAATTACAGCTAATACAACAGAAACTGCTGACTCAGTCAGTAGATCACACATGGTAGGAGGAGTCAGCTCACTGACCTCCCAAACTGTGTCTTTCCAAGACGCAGACCCAGGCGAGCAAGTCGTTTTTGCCAACGCGCCCAAAGACCAGCATATGGACCGGAAAGATATCGGATTGCATGGATTCTTGGAGCGCCCGACTCTTATTAAGACGGTCAATTGGACAGAAGCGGCATACACGGAGGACACGTTTGATCCCTGGACGTTGTTTCTCAATAACGCTTACATTAAGAATAAGTTGCAGAATTTTCATTTCTTACGCGGAAACTTAAAAGTGAAGATCGTGATGAATGCAGCACCGTTCTATTATGGAGCGATGTTGTGTTCTTATAAACCAACACCCAATAATACACTTTCGGTCACGACCTCCTCAAAGCGTTTGATAGCGCTGTCCCAGCGCCCCCACATCTGGATTTATCCTCAATTAGGTACTGCTGGTGAAGTCACCTTGCCGTTCATTTATCCATATAATTATGTGGATGTCACGAGTGCAGCTGCGGTTGCCGAATTGGGTAGCTTGACGCTGACCACTTATGCAGAATTGGCTAGTGCTAATGGCGCCACATCTAATGGTGTCACATTACAGTTCTATGCGTGGCTTGATAATCCAGAGTTGTCAGGTCAAACTTATCGCGGAGCTATGCAAGCCGGTGACGATGAATATGGTAATGGTCCAGTATCTGCTCCGGCGGCTGCTGTGGCCAAATTTGCGAAGCATTTTCATGAAATCCCAGTCATTGGTAACTTTGCAAAAGCGACAACTATTGGAGCTTCAGCAGTCTCGCATATTGCGAAGTTATTTGGATGGAGCAATGTTCCGGTCATTGAAGATGTTCGACCGATAAAGAATTTGCCTTTCCATGATATATCCTCTGCGCATATTTCAGAACCTACTCCGAAATTCACGCTTGATCCCAAGGCTGAATTGTCTGTTGACCCGACGCTTGTTGGAGGGCCT